GTCAGCGCTCTCACGCGTAGGGGGTCCTACCCCACCCCCTACCGTCCCGTCAACGTGACGCAGCGCACGTTGCACAGCCATCGGCTCTCAGCTACCCTCTCGCGCCCTTGCGCACCTTCCCTGGATCAATGCCCCAAGCAGGCCCGGAGAGGCCCGGAGACGGGCTCTCAGCCCTTCGGAAAGGGCACCTGACCTGCGGGTTTGACAAAGGCGTGCAAGTGGCGCAGAGTTCTGTCTGTCGCCACAACGGGACGCACCGCAAGCCGCAAGGCAAGCGAGGCAGACCAGACAGCGACACTTGCACAACCGAGCGAAAGCCTGTAAGGTCGAGCTCAGCAAGGCAGCACAGCGGGTGAGTGAACCGGGATGTCGATGGTCCGGGGAACGGTTACCGAGTGGCGAACAGCGGCTCACCTGCACAGCGAATGCCGAGCAAAGCGCAACTTGCACAACCCGAAGCGAGTGTGATACTGTCGCTTCAGCAACACAGCAAGACACGAACTTGGTACGACGCACCGCTCGCGGTGTAGACGGTGACTGAGAGCGTGGATGAGCAGAGCGTGAGGGTCGGGTATCCGACGCAGTCCGATCGCCGAGTGACTCCGCTCCTCCAGCGAACGTTGGGGTACAGTGCCCCGCCTGTCAGGCCATCTGAGGCGCAGGCCCGGAGTTGTGGGATGCCACACGATTCCGGGGTGTCGGATGGTAGGTAGGTGGGATCCAGGGCCCAACTGTCCTCCCCGGACAGTCCGGAAACGGAACGCGCCGAACGGCGCGGGACACACTCCGGAAGGAAGCAAGCGGGGAGGGCAGGCAGTACCGGTCCCGCAAGGGACCGGGCAGTACCGGTCGCTCATACAGGACCGGGGGAGCGCCCCTACGGGCTCCCGCAAAACCCCCCTCGGGACCGCTCGCCTCCACGGGAGCGGGGCCCGTGCCGCAAAAGCCAAGGGGGGTGCCACGTCGCCCGGCACCCGCCGGTTGACAGCACACCCCAAGTGTGCAAGTGTAGCAACACACGAACGGAGAGCACGATGGACTGCACGTACGCCTTCCACCCCGCCACCGCGACGCACTACTACCGCACCGCCGCTGGCACCAAGCTCCACCTCTGCGCCGACTGCGCAAGCAGCTTCGGGTACCCCGAGTATCTGGTCCCGGTCCAGCCCGCCCCCTGGCGCAAGGAGTACGGCTACCTGGTCAACGCCCACATCGGGGACGGTAGCGACGACCTGGTCGCGGACCTCTGGCCCTTCGAGGGTGACGACGCCGAGCGGTGGCTGCGGGCCCTGGGCAACCAGGACAAGTACCTTCTCGCCGACGCAGCCTGGGAGCCCTACCGGGCACACCAGAGTGAGGCCCAGGGCCTGACGATCGAGTGCACCAGGGTGACTTGCCTGCCACTTGTGCAAGTGTGACAGATGTGAGAGTGTAGCAACGTCGAAAGGCGAAACCCCCCGCCCCCAAGGGGGGTTCGTCGGACCCTGGGCAGTCCGGCGCTGATGAGCCTGCCCAACCAAGGCGAAACGCCCCGCAAGGGGCGTCCGGTCAGGTGGTACCTGATCGCTGACGAGCCAGCCTGCCGATCCCCAAGGAGTCCCCATGGTTTCCCTCGACAAGTCCACCTACTCGATCCAGTACAGCCGGTACAGGGCCCGCGTGAACGCCGGTCTCCGGCAGAACAACCTCCGGGCCCTGTCGCTGGAGTTCGGCGAGCAGATCCATGACGCCGAGGTCAAGGCGTTCGAGGCGTACAAGGCCGAGGTGCTGGCCCGATGAGAGTGATCATCGGAGTACTCGCCGGCCTGGCTCTGGGGGGAGGTCTGGGCTTCGGCCTGGCCGCCTCTCCCCAGCCCCCGGCCTGGCAGGTGGCGACCTTCAACGACGGGTTCGCCGATGCCAAGCAGGACGACTGCGAGCAAGGGTTCAAGGCGGCCTGCGAGTGGGTGATGCAGGCAAACGACATCCCGATGCCCCCCAAGTAGTGAAGGCGAAACCCCCGCGGGGGTCCGGTCGGCTGGTAGCCGAACGCTGATGAGCCAGCCGCTCAATCCCAAGGAGTCGCAGTGACGACGTACGTGCACCCCGCCTCATGGTCCGAGTACACCGCCGCCCTGGACTGGGCACGCAGCGGTAACGAGCGGATCGCAGAGGCGACCAGTGAGCCCCAGGAGATGCCCCGCGGTGCGAGGTACTACCTGACGGCCGACTTTCAGTCGGGGTTCGGTGTGGCGCAGGACGGGACGTTCATCGGCCTGTTCTCCACGGTCAAGGGCCGCGGTACGGACCTGGTGTGGGACGCGGTGAACCACAAGGGTGCGAGCAAGCTGGACTGCTTCGACGGGTTCCTGCCCGAGTACTACAAGCAGTTCGGTTTCCAGGAGACGGAGCGGGTCGCGAACTGGACGCCGGGCGAGCCCGACGTGGTGTTCATGTCCCTGGTCTGAGTGTGTAACCTGCGCAAGCTGTGATACTGTCACAAAGGGAAGGGCGAAACGCCGTGACGGCGTCTGACCGGGTGGTTACCGGTCACTGATGAGCCACCCCCCACGTGTCACATCCAGCCGAGGCTGAAAGGCCAAACATGCAGGTCACCGTGCGCCAGACGCTGATGCTCGACCGTCGCGGATACCGCGAGGGCAGCAACTGGGAGGTTGCCTTCTTTAGGCGGTGAGCCCCCAGGCAGTGACTGCGCTACCTCCGCCGTCCCGATGCCCCCAGCTCGGGACGGCATGCACCACCCGATGTGAAACACCCGCCAACTGCCCTCAGTGGGATGGGTGTTGGCCAGGCGTGGCGGCCTGGTCCTGATGAGCAGCCACCGATACCGAGAGACGAGAGACCCATGATCCAGATCAAGACCGACGCCCGGACCCGTGAGCAGTACGTGCGGAACATCATCGACACGTGGCTGGACGCCTCCGCCGAGCAGGAGTTGCAGGGACGCGACTGGTACCCGAGCGCACACCGTCTGGCCGGGTCGATGGCGGACGGGAATGTCGCGCTCGGCGCCGGCCTCCTGGCCGCGCTGTCCCCTCAGACGGCATGGTGGCTCAACATCGAGCTGGCCACGGAGGCGTACGAGTCGGGCACCCCGGCGAGGCACACGGGAGACTGCCTGGCCAAGGCCGCCAAGATCCTGGCGGGCGCCGACCCGGTGGACGTGCTCCCGATGGACCGCAAGACCGGCCACTTCTACCGCTCGATACTCGACCCGACGGACGCGGACGCTGTCTGCATCGACAGGCACGCACACGACATCGCGGTGGGGGAGGAGTACGGCGCCCGTGACCGGGGCCTGGGTGCCAAGGGACGGTACGCCCTGGTCGCGCACTGCTACCGGGAGGCTGCCCAGCGCCTCGGCGAACTGCCCTCGACCGTCCAGGCGGTGACCTGGGTGGTCTGGAGAGACAGGCTGGTCGGGACGTCCACGAGGGGAACCCTGTTCGCTTCTGCGGTGTAGATGTGCAAGTGTCGCAAGCCGAAACCGCCGGGAGGCGGTCGGGGTGGGGTGGCTCCCGCTCCCTGATGATGGCAGCCATAAGTGTGAAGGTGTGACCGAGATGATCCCGAGCAACGTAGTGCGGTGCCAGGTCGACAACGGCCCGATCCTCTACCCCCTGAAGCCCGGCCCGTACAAGTGCGAGACCTGCGGCGAGGGACTGAAGCACGACCAGCGCCCCACGCCCGGCCTGTACTGGGCCGAGAGCTACGGATACCTCGCCGTGCAGGAGGTCGAGGAGGACGAGCGAGACAGCGACGAGGAGATCGAGGATCTGTACTCCGCGCTCGGAGTCTTTGCCCGCATCCTCGGCGACCAGATGACGGCACACGGAGTGGGCGGCCACTTCACCTGCACCGAGGCGGAGGAGCTGGCCCGCACGCTCGCCAAGACCGGCCACAAGCGGGCCGCGATGACCTTCCTGGAGGGCCACGCCTACGGCGACGACGACCCCGACGACCTGCACGCAGACATCGACGACTACGAGGCGTGGGTCCTGGAGCTGGCAGGCCAGCCCGTACCGACGCTGATCGAGGGACCCAAGGTGGTGACCGAGGGCACGGTCGTGAAGCACGAGCTGGAGGTCGTGACGACCGAGGAACTGATCGACCTGCTGAACCTGAACTGACCCAAGGCGAAACCTCCTGAAGGGAGGTCCGGGGTGGGTGGCATCCCCCCGCTGATGAGCCTGCCGAACCAAGAGGAGAACCACAGTGACCCCCAAGTTCCGCACCCACGACCTGAACGTCCGCGACTCCAAGCGCACCGACAAGGCGAGGACGCTGGCCCGCAAGACGATCCGAGAGAACAAGTACGAGGCCAGCGAGGCCGTCACCCGCATCGCTGCCAACGTCTGATCAGGAGACACGACAGTGCCCAGCACCGAAGAGATCAGCAAGTACGTCACGGACCAGGTGGCGCAGGACATCATCGACATCGCGGCCGGGGGAGGGATCACCTACTGGGCGACGGAGCCGACCGCGGAGGAGTTCGCCGGCCTGCCCGAGGGCAAGACGTGGACGATCGTCGAGGGAGTCGACGACACCGCGTGGGGTGGTGAGCGTGAGGTGGACGGGGTCCACTACCTGAGCGCGGACGACATACGCCGGGCGTACGCCGAGATCCTGGACCCGAAGCAGGAGCACGTGAACCGGGACGTGCGGTGGTACGTCCTGGAGTCCTGGCTGGAGCGGGAGGACGACGGCATCGAGACGACGAACATCGACGCGGACGTGGCCGACGTCCTGGTGCAGGTCGCTGCGCTGGAGGAGGTTCGGTACGGGTAGGTGTGCAAGCTGCGCACGTGTGATACTGTCACCACATCAAGGCGAAACCACCGGGAGGTGGTCGGGCGGAGTGGATCTCCGTCCCTGACGAAGCCAACCTTTGTGAAGGTGTGACCGATGAACGTCATCGAACGGATCAACCACTACGACCCGCCGACCCTGGCCCGCCTCGCCCAGTGCGCCGAGCCCGACTCGCGAGTGAGTGAGGGTGCCGACTTCCTCGCCCTCGTACGGGACATGGTGGTCGACCTGGTCCAGGAGTACGGAGAGGTGGCCCCGTACCGCGAGGCCATCCAGGACGCCGCGGCCGACGTCGGTAGCACGGCCGAGCCCAGCGTGAAGTGGCGCCGGTTCGTGGACCTGAGTGCCTACAAGGAGAACGTCATCGAGTTCGGTACGCCCAGCCCGGACACCCCCGAAGGGCACGCCGACCTGGCCCTGTTCTTCATCGGGTTCCGCCTGGCCAGTGCACTGATCACCGAGATTGAGAAGGGCTGACCCCATGGGACGCATGAAGGACATCGCCATCGACCTGATGAGCTTCGAGTCGGACGAGCTGGAGATCGACGAGATCGTGGAGCTCTTCGCCTTCCTGATCCGCAGCGGTCTGGTGTGGACGTTGCAGGGGTGGTACGGCCGAGCCGCATTGGACCTGATCGACGCCGGGATCATCAGCTCCGAGGGCGAGATCCTCAGCGAGCAGGTGCCCGCATGAGTGACCTGCCCCGACAGCTCAGTGCGCGGGTCGACGAGGATCTGGCCCGCCACATCCAGACGCTGGCCCCGACGGGCCTGAGCTACAGCGAGATCATCAAGCGGGCGGTCGCCCAGTTCGCCCTGACGTACCAGGTGGCCGTGGACAACGGCGTCGCCCGACCGCACGAGATCCCCAGGCTGACGGCCTTCAAGTTCGAGCTCCCTCCCCTCTGGCAGCCGCCGAGAACCGGAGCGATCACCCTTCCCAAGCTGAACATCACCAAGGAGAACTGACCATGAATCTCACCGCCAAGATCGTCGCCGTCGTCGCCCTCGCCTCCGGGTTCCTGCTCGGCTCGGCCACCACGACCAGCCCGGCAGACGAGGTGAAGGTGGAGTCGGTGGCCGCTGTCACGCCGGCCTCCCCTCTCCCGACCCGCCCGTGCGCTGACGACAGCGACGACCGCAACTGCTACTGGGACGCGGGCAAGCAGGGCAACGGCAAGGGGTACTCGTACTACGTCGACCGCGCAGGCAACGTGACGTACCTGAACCCCAAGCTGAACGACCAGGCCGCGAGAGTGGCGTGGGTGAAGACGAACAAGGCCGCGCACCGCGAGTACTGGGGCACCGTGTGGGGTCACCGCCTGTGCTGGGCGAAGGTCGGGGACACCTCGTACATCTACTGCTTCGACGGGCACCGCGAGACCTCGTGACCCGAGTGCAAGTGTGACATGCCGAAACCTCCTGAAGGGAGGTCGGGGTGGGGTGGCGCCCACCTCCTGATGATGGCAGCCGTGATGAGGGGAGCACCACCGTGAGCGTCGAGAAGCGCAGCCGCCTGGGCAAGAACGAGGTCTCGGGTCTGGGCAAGCTGTACCTGCATGGGGGACAGGGCCTGAAGCGTGACGACCTGGGCCTGACCAACTCCGAGTACTCCGTGTTCGCGAAGCTGGCCTGGTTCGGCCTGGCGAGGCGTGAGCAGGACCAGAGGTGGACGATCACCGACCTGGGTATCGCGTTCGTCGAGGGCCGGGCCCGTGTGCAGGCCGTCGCCGTCACCGTGGACCGCGCGCTCGCCGGCCTGACGGGTGAGCTGGTCAAGGCCGGCGACCTGAACGAGTCCTTCTACTTCGCGGCGGTCTGACGTGACTGACCTGATCGTGGGACTGTCGGGCTACGCCCGCAGCGGGAAGGACGAGGCGGCGAACGCCTTGATCGAGAGGGGCTGGAGGCAGGCGGCCTTCGCCGACAAACTTCGAGACTTCCTCTACCAGGTCAACCCTCTGATCCCTGGGCACTACGGTGCCGGGAGCCTGCGTCTGCGCCAGCTCGTCGACTCGACCGGCTGGGACTACGCGAAGACCTCGTACCCCGAGGTCCGGTCCCTGCTCCAGCGCACGGGCACAGAGGCTGGCCGGCGCGTGCTCGGTGATGACGTGTGGGTGGAGGCCCTGTTCGCCTCGCACGCTGACGCTCCGGGCCTGGTGGTGACCGACTGCCGCTTCCCCAACGAGGCGGAGGCCGTGGCCAAGCGTGGTGGCGTGATGATCCGGGTCGAGAGGCCGGGCGTAGGCCCGACCAAGGACAGGCACGGACGAGCGCACGTGAGTGAGACCGCGCTGGATGACTGGCCCTTCGACCACGTGCTGGTCAACGACGGGTCGGTGGAGGACTTGCACGCCAAGCTGCACGGCGTCGCCGAACTTGTGCAAGTGTGACGGTGTGATACTGTGACACTCACAAGGCCGAGCGAAGGAGGTGCAAGATCAGGATCACCCCGAGGGCGCACGAACTGAAGAAGGTGGTCGACATCCTCGAAGACCCGACCTTCGACGGCCCGGAGCAACTGGCCAAGGCTGTGATCAAGGAGGTCGGGGACATGCTCCAGATGCGGGACATGTTCGTGATGGTGCACAAGTGGGCGGACGGTACCAAGGGCCTGAACTTCGGACCCTTCGGCGCCGTCGCCGAGGCGGAGAGCTTCGCCAAGAAGATGAGCTTCGGAGGTACCGGCAGGGTGGTGCCCCTGACTTCGTCGGGGATCATGCTCGCCAACCACGACGGCAAGAAGGACGGGTGGCCCGGCTACTGCTGGAACCCCGAGTGTGGACACGCCCCCTGGATGCACGGGATTGACGGCGCAAGCCGCGGCAAGTGCCACCTCGAAGTGTGCGAGTGTGACAAGTTTGTCAAGGACGACCCGGCACTGAAGGCGAAGAAGAAGACGACGGCACGGAAGGGAACGGCGAAAGCAATCAATGAACTGTGAGTGGAGGAGCTGCCCTTGTGGCGGCAAGCGGGGGTTCCTGACTGAACGAGACGCAGAGAAGGCGCTCGGCCGAGCCCGAGCCAAGCGGAGCCGACAGGGCGAGGCGCGCGGCACCATGCGGGGCCTGAAGGTGGAGTCCCGCTGGTACCAGTGCGACGAGGGTGGCTTCCACCTGACGTCCGAGTCCCGCGCATCGTACGAGAACCGAATCAAGGAGGTAGCGAAGTGAGTGCAGGTTGGGACTGGATTGCTGAGGGACAGCGCATCGCGGAGGCGTCACGTCAGGCCGGCGAGCTGAACGTCGAGGCCATCAAGGCTGGCTCGATCGTGTTCGAGACCGAGCCGACGCCGACGACGGGCAGCCGCGGGTTCGTGGACGAGGTCCACGCCCTGAAGAACGAGGTTGACATCTGCCGGGCCGGCCACTGCGCCTCGGGCTACGAGGCGGTACGCCAGGGAGATGAGGTGAAGAGGCTGAGGGCCCAGCTCGCCCGACTCCAGAGCGCGCAGCCCAAGACGGTGGCCGCCCTGCATGAGGCCTTGACTCACCTCGGGGAGGGTGTGTAAGTGTCGCTTCCCATTGGACCGCTTGACCCGGTCACCCCGGACGACGTGCTCATCGTCTACGGATTCCACCAAGCCCGCCTCTACCCCGAGTTCGACCGGAACAACGTCTACACCCTGCACGGGGTCGCCGCCTTCGGCCGGCTCAACGGACGCCAGCCCAAGCGGGTGTTCCACACCGGCCTCGGCCTGAGTCGCGAGGCGGACCGGCTGAGGCGCGAGCTCGCCGCCCTCGAAGGCAAGTACGGCACGACGGTGCACCACGTGAACGAGCTCAGCATGTACGACGAGGAGACCCCCGCATCATGACCATCCAGACCCGCAGTGACGTCACCGTCGAGCTCGTCAAGGCCAGCGCCACTGACTCCGGCGTAGCCACCGCGGCCCGCGTCAGCACCGTGGGCGCCAGCCACGACCGCGTCGTCGACCTGACCCGAGACCAGGGCCTGATCAACTACCTGATGCGGGACCGGCACGGCAGCCCCTTCGAGCACACCTCGT